TGATCGAATTATCAAGCAGACATTCCATCCCGTTAGATGTTTTTTAGGAGGAATATGAAGAATGAACATAATTCTGAAACTCAGAGAAAGACGGGCGAAGCTCTGGAATGACACTAAGATATTCCTTGAAAATCATCGCTTAGATAATGGGCTTCTCTCTGTTGAAGATCAAGCCATTTACGAAAAGATGGAGGCTGATGTGTTTGCACTCGGCAGAGAAATCGAACGGCTGGAGCGTCAGAATGCGATTGACAGAGAAATTAATAAACCGAAAGGGCAGAAACCGCCGCGTGGCATAAAACCATACTACATTGCTGCATGGCAAAGAATCGGAGAGCTTATAGAGGCCATCAAAAGGCAATACGAAAGTGCTGATGGTGATGCGGGACTGGTTGAAAAGTGGGCGAACGAGATCAGCTGGCAGGCGTCGATGATTGAAGCGTTGAGAGGTGGACAGGATGAACAGCCGAAACAGGAGAAATGCGAATGATTGAGAGCCAAGACAAACTTATGAAGGATCTTGAACGCATGGCGGGAAAAGGGCCGAGACGGTGGTTGGAGGTTTCTCATTATGGGTTTGGCTATACGGCTTGTCCATATTGCGGTGATGAGACAGGATGGTATAACCCGTTGAGTAACCGTTTTCAAAGCGACTATGAAAACAATAAGAGAAAACATTGTCCGAAATGCGGAAAACGGGTCTATGCAAGCGAACGATGGATTATGAATCAACCGGAGTAAATACTTTTGGAGGAAAGCGAATAATGGACATAGATGAAATTATCCGGCGGCTGGAAAAGATCGCAGGCCATGCGGTTCACACCGTCGGGGAACCGCTTCTGGTTCTGAGTCTGGATGACGGCATCGCACTGTACTGGTACTGCCCTTATTGCAGAGAAACAATGACGCATTATTGAAGCTGGTGTGCAAATGAAAAGCATTAAAACAGTTATGAGCCATCTGGAAGGATTAGCACAGGATGACTGGAGAGAGTATCACAGTGATTCTGAAGTGCAGAACATCGCCAATGAAGCCAAAAAGCTGCTGGAAGAGCAGGACGAAAGAATCCAATCCTTGCTCCAGTCGATTGAAGACATCTGCTGCGGAGGAGGGTGATGTAATGGCCTGGTATTGGTGGGCGCTGATCGCCCTGGCATTCATCGTCTTGGCGATTAAAACGATGTGAGGAGGTGACTGGCAATAATGCGATGGCCACAAATTTTGATGATCATCCTGCTTGGAGCAAATCTTGGAATGAATCTGATAAAAGACGGAGAACCGAAGGAGGGTAAATATAACTTCGCTGCTACGCTGCTTGCTACGGTGATCGAGGTTGCAATCCTTCGAGCCGGTGGATTTTGGAGGAACTGATATGGATAAGGAGACTGTGACAGACATCATCCAAAAGGTCAAAGAAGCCATCTGCGACAATTATTGCAAATGGTTCGACCATTACTGTGGCATCTACAAGGATGTCGAGGACGCGGAGAAACATCTGCTCAGCGAGAAGTGTGAGGACTGCCCGCTGAACCGGCTTTAGGAGGTGAGTCGCGTGGATGACTGCCGTAAAGACTGCCCGTGGGCGTATGGGTGTCAGTTGCCGACCAGGCCGAACCCGGAGCCGGAACCATGCAACATGGCCACGCTGCTGAAGTGCTACTGGCACTCTCCTGAGGCGCTGGAAGACTGGGTGGAGATGGATAGGATGAGACATAAATATGGAGGTGCAGAATGAATATCACAAGAGGGCCTAAAAAGACGGCCCTGAAGGTCGGGATCTACGGAACAGAGGGCGTCGGTAAGACCACCTTCACAAGCAAGTTCCCTGGCGTCGTGTTTATCGATACGGAGGGTTCTACGAGCCACATGGATGTGGCGCGGTTCGACCAGCCGAAGACATTTCAGGATGTGCTGAATCAGGTGCAGTACGTTATCGACAACCCGGACAGCTTCGGCACGGTGGCCATTGATACCATGGATTGGCTGGAGCGCCTGGTATTCGCCGCTGTCTGCGAAAAGAAGAAGATTGACAGCATCGAGGACATCGCTTATGGCAAGGGCTATGTCCTTGCCAAGGACAGAGTCAAAGAGCTGCTCGCCATGCTCGACCAGGTGGTAGCAAAAGGCATCAATGTGGTGCTGGTCTGTCACAGCATTATCAAAAAGTTTGAGCTGCCGGATGAGATGGGCTCATATGACCGGTACATGCTGAAGCTTAACGAAAAGAACATCGCACCGCTGATCAAAGAATGGGTGGACATGCTGCTGTTCGTGAACTACCGGACGGACATCATCAAGATGTCCGACGGCAAGACCAAAGGCAAGGGCGGCCAGAAGCGCGTCATGTACGCCACGCACAACGCGTGCTGGGATGCGAAGAACCGCTTCGGGCTGCCGGACGAAATGCCCTTTGAGTTCGAGCAGATCGCCCACCTGTTCGGCGAAGCCCAGGCTGTTGCCGAGGTGCATGTCGCGGAGCCGGAGAAGCAACCGATCAAGCCGCCGCCCAAAACCGTCGAGGTAACGATGGGCGGGACGGTGCCGGGGATCGGCGCGACCGCTAAAAAGAAGGAGGCGAAAAAACCTGATGTAACGGAGCGCCCGGACAGCATGAAAAGCGAGGACCCGGACAAAGACAAACTGCTGGACAAGGTCTGGCAGCAGATGCTTGGCATCCACGTGCCGGATCCTCTGGCACTCCAGGCAGTATGCGCCCGGCGCGGATACTACGACGGCGATGTGATGCCGCGTGATTATGACAGTGAGTTCATCCAGGGCGCTCTCATCGGCGCGTGGGATCAGGTCGGCAAACTGGTAGACAGCGAATTTAACGGACTACCCTTTTAAGGGAAGAAAGAGAGGATAACATCATGGCTAATGAAGAAAACAAGGTTATTGGTTGGGACGATGAAATCGTTGACGATGGCGAATACAGCGGAGAGGAATCCGTGGTGCTCCCGGCGGGGAACTATGACTTTGAAGTGATCAAAACGGAACAGGCCTGGTATGACGGATCCCCCAAGATGCCCGCATGCAACATGGCCAAGGTGTTCCTCCGGATCGACGGCGGAGACATGGGTAAGGCGCTTTGCGTCGAGAATATCTACCTGCTTGAGCGCCTCCAGTGGAAGGCCGCGGCGTTCCTCCGTTCCGTTGGGCTGAAGAAGCACGGAGAGCCCATCGCATGGCGCAAGCTCGCCCACTGCGACGGAGAGCGCGGCCGGTGCCAGATCTTTGTCGATGACTACGAGGACAAGAACGGCGAGAAGAAGCAGTCCAACAAGATCAAAAAGTTCTTCGATAAGGAGGAACAGGCTCCGAAGAAAAAGTTTAAGGGGGCGTTCTGATGTGACTGACGCTTCTCAAGTTAAGGACATGCTCTCCGCGATCCCGGCCAGTCAGTGCAACTATCAGGAGTGGGTGAACGTTGGGATGGCTCTCCATCAGGAGGGCCTTCCCTGCTCTCTCTGGGACGATTGGAGCAGAGCGGACAAGCGCTATCACGCCGGGGAGTGCGAGGCAAAATGGCGAACGTTCGGAAACAGCGATAACAAGGTGACCATGGGCACGGTGTACCACATGGCAGAGGAATGGGGCTGGGCGCCTCCGAGCATGAAGACCTACGGATGGGACGATCTCATCACGGTGGACGATGAGCCAGGGGCCGGATGGCACCATGAGGACACAGTCATATCCGTTCCGCAGACACAGGAGGACTATAACCCACTCAAGGACATTACAGACTATCTCTCCGCGGTCTTTGAGCCGGAAGAAAAGGTCTGCGTAGTGGTCACCGCGTCCAAGGATGAGGACGGAAAGTACCGGCCCTTCGGCGGATCGGCAAGCCGGACGGCCAAGCAGCTGCTCGACAGTCTGAGCGCGGGGCCGTCACCCATCGTGGACACCTTCGGCACAACAAACCCTGAGTCCGGTGTGTGGGTGTGCTTCAACCCCATGGACGGCGAGGGACGGAAAAACAGCAACGTGACCAGCTACCGGTATGCCCTGGTTGAGAGCGATGAGCAAGATATCGACACACAGTATGCCATCCTCCAGGACCTGAAACTGCCGATAAAAATGCTGGTTCACAGCGGAAGTAAAAGCCTCCATGCCATCGTAAACATCGGTGCCGTGGATTACAAGCAGTATCAGGAACGGGTGGATTACTTATACACCGTTTGCAGACGCAAAGGACTGAAGGTTGACACCCAGGACAAGAACCCGGCCCGCCTCAGCCGGATGCCTGGCTTCCGGCGCGGTGAAAAATGGCAGTACATCGTTGGCAAAAACATGGGCCTCAGCGACTATGTCGAGTGGCAGCACTATATCGAAGATGAGATGGTAGACCCGCTGAAC